TATAAATACGAAGGCGAAGTAACGGACAATCCACGTGAATTTTGTACACAAATGGTAAAAGCCAACAAGATTTATAGAAAAGAAGATATTTTAAATATGAGTACACAAGTTGTTAACGCAGGTTGGGGGCCAAAAGGAACAGACTACTATTCTATTTGGTTATATAAAGGCGGTGGAAATTGTCATCACCGTTGGAACAAACAAGTTTATGCAGTCTTTGAAGGAACAGGATTAAACATAACCGCAAACACAAAGAAATTAGCACAAGCAAAAGCTGCTAAATTTGGTTATGTAGTTACTAACCCAAGTTTAGTTGCAACACGTCCAATCGACATACCAAACACACACGGTTTTTTACCTTCTAACAAACGTTTTCAATAATGGCAGACGCACTTTTAGTCACAAGACAAGATTTAGTTAAATTTACTTCGTTAAATGGAAATGTTGACACGGACAATTTTATACAATACATCAAGATTGCACAAGATACAGACTTGCAAAATTTCACCGGTACGAAGCTATTAGACAAGATAAAAGCGGACATAATAGCAAATACATTAAGCGGTAATTATTTAACGCTTACAACGACTTATTTAAAGCCGATGTTAATTCACTTAGCAATGAAATATTATTTGCCATTCGCAGCTTACACGATTTCAAACAAAGGTGTTTACAAACACAATTCTGAAAATTCAACAAGCGTAGAAAAAAACGAAATAGACTTTTTAATTGAAAAAGAAACACAAATAGCACAACACTACACACAACGTTTTATTGACTACATAAGTAATAACACAAGTTTATTTCCAGAATACAACACGAATTCAAATAGCGATATGTTTCCTGACACTAATAATAATTATACAGGATGGTACATTTAAGAACATACAAACCAAAGGAAGTTAATATCGTTAAATTAAAGACTTACCTAAACACTATAAAAAATGGGAAGTAGTTGGGGTTCTTTACCTTCGAGAACAAGTCCAAAAGGTGGACAACGTGGTTGTCTATGTAAAGACGGAAAAAGCTATTCTATAAAGTGTTGTAACGGAAGTTTAAGCGCTCAAGGAATAGGAGTAATTGACGGTGTAGTAAATCCAATAGTACCTATTTTTCCTGCTAACACTATTGCACCTGTAATAAGTGGCGCTACGGCTTTAGGTAGTGTACTTTCATCAACAACAGGAACTTGGATAGGAATACCTACACCAACTTTTGCTTACCAATGGCGAAGGGGTGTAACAAATATAACCAGCGCAACAAATTCAACTTATACTTTAGTAGTTGGTGATTCAGCACAAAATATAACTTGTGTAGTAACTGCAACAAATACTTTAGGAAGCGCGTCAGCAACTTCAAATATTATAACAGCACAAACATATTCAGCACCTGCTAATACTATTGCGCCTGTTATTAGTGGAACAACAACACTTGGTAGTTTACTTTCTTCAACAACAGGAACTTGGACGGGCAATCCATTACCTACTTTTGCATACGAATGGACAAGAAATGGTTTACCTATAATTGGTGCAACATCATCTACATATACTTTAGTAATAGAAGATTCTAATGCTAATATTAATTGTTTTGTAGATGCTACTAATGCTTTAGGTACTGCAACTCAAATATCTAATACAATTACAGCAGATAATTATTCAAACATAAATAGAATAACAGAAATTAACGACCAAAGAATAACAGAAAATAATAATAACAGAATAACACAATAAATTATGGCAGATTTAAAAATTAGTCAATTAACCGCAAAAGGTTCAGCAATAGCAAATACTGATTTATTAGAAATTAGTGAAAGCGATGGAGCAGGTGGCTATGTAACAAAGTCGGTTACAGGTGCAAATATTATAGGTTCAAAGCAAGACACTTTAATAAGTGGTACTAACATCAAGACCATTAATTCCACTACAATATTAGGAAGTGGAAATTTGGTAATAGGTGGCGTAACTTCAGTTTCTGCAACAACACCTGTAGTCGCAACAGGAACTACAACACCTGTTATTAGTTTAGCTTCAAATTATGGAGACACTCTAAATCCGTATGCGTCAAAAACTGCAAATAATATTTTAGCAGCACCAAACGGAAGTTCAGGAGTACCGACATTTAGAGCTATTGTAAGCGCAGATATTCCAACACTTAACCAAAACACTACAGGCACAGCAGCCAATGTTACAGGAATTGTAGCAGTTGCTAATGGTGGTACAGGCACAGCTACTCCAAGTTTGGTAGCAGGAACTAATGTAACTATTACAGGAACTTTCCCTAATCAGACTATTGCTGCTTCAGGTGGCGGTGGCGGTGGTGGTACAGAGATAGGAGCGCAAATTGGTGGGGGAATAGTTGTTGCAGTATTTAATGATGCTGGAGTTAACAAAGCACTTGTTGCAAGTTTAACAAATTTAGGTATAGGTTTACCTTGGACAATACCTGCATTTCAAACTACTGCAGTAGGTGCTACAGGTCAAAGTTTATTTGATGGTCTTACAAATACTAATGCAATTATAGCACAAACAGGTCTTTCTGCAACTACAGCTTATGCAGCAGGAATAGCAAGACTTTTTGCAGGTGGTGGTTTTTCAGATTGGTATTTACCTTCACTTTGGGAGTTAAATATGTGTTATAATTCAGCGGCGGTTGTAAATAAAGTTTTAGGGGGAACAAATGGTTTTAGTAGTATGTTTAATCAATATTGGACTTCTACGGAGTTTAATGCAAGTAATGGGTACGCAATTACTTTCCTTAATGGTGGTCAAAACGGTATAGCTAAAAACAGCGGTGGTGTGAATGTAAGAGCAGTAAGAATACATACAATTTAAATAAATTAAGATGAAACAATTAATAGGATATTATAACGAACAAGGGCTATACATTGAAGAACTTGTTGATGTTATTGAAAGAACAAACGAAGAATTAATACAAGATAAAGAAGCACAACTACTTGCTATGTACGAAGAGTTGAAAGCTCTTAAAGGAGAATAGATGAAAAGTAATATTTTTGCAATTCTTTATTTTATAGCGGGTTTTTTAACTTCGTTCTCTTTGATTTGTCAAGGCACAGAACCCTACATTAATTTGGCTGGAGTTACTTTGTTTTTTTACTTAACTTTCAGTTTAACGGAAGCACTTGAAGATTTAGGATTATGAGACTACAATTATATTTATTACTTTACACAATTAAAAATTCCGCATTGAAACTATTGACTATTTGCTTTTCGTTTTTTTTACCTATTAGCGGAATACTTGGACTTTTATTTGCGTTGATATTGTCGGACACGGCAACAGGTATCTGGAAAGCTAAACACCAAAAACAAGAAATAACGTCACGCAAACTTTCGGCGATAGTTTCTAAATTACTTTTATACGAGTTGACGGTTATACTTTTTTACCTTATAGACTATTTTATTCTTAACCAAATAATTTTACAATTCTTTTCAGTACCATTAATGCTTACAAAAGTTTTAGCGTTGGTACTTGCTTCAATAGAAGTTATGAGTATAAACGAAAACTATAAAGTTGTTAAAGGAATAGACATTTGGCAAAGCGCAAAGTTATTGTTTGCAAGAGCAAAAGAAGTTAAAGACAACATTAATAAGTTAAAATGAATTTAAGCGCACACGTTACGTTAGCAGAATTTCAAGATTCATCAACTGCAACCACGCACGGAATAAACAACAAAATGAACGAGTCGCAAATTGCGTCCGCAAAACTTTTGTGTGAAAATGTGTTTGAACCTTTAAGAATTCACTTAAACACACCAATAAAAATTAGTTCTGCCTATCGTTCAGTACAATTGAATAAAATGATTAAGGGGAGTTTATCAAGCCAACATTGTAAAGGCGAAGCAATGGACTTGCAAATCGGTTCTAAAGGGTTTAATTTTATAAAAGACAAATTAGACTTCGACCAACTTATTTGGGAGTTTGGAAACGATGAAAATCCTTCGTGGGTTCACGTAAGTTTCAGTTCTAAAAATCGTAAACAAGTATTAAAAGCAACCAAAAAAAATGGGAAAACTATTTATTCTAATTATTAGCATTTTACTTTATTCGTGTTCGGCTCAATATCACTTGAACAAAGCAATAAAAAAAGGTTACGTTTGTGAAGACACTTTACAAATGGACACAATAAGAATAGCAACTATTGATAGCGTTCCGGTAATTGTAAACAACGAAATAATTTACGAAAAATTTATTACGCAAAAAGATACAATAGTTAAATGGAAAACTAAAAATGTTTACGTTCCAAAAACACGAATAGAATTAAAACGTGAATACAAAATAAAAATAAAAACTATCTACAAAGACAAGGTAGTTGAAAAAGCACAAGCACGAGCTGAAGGCAAAAAGAATAGACCTAAAGGAAACTTAAACTTACTTTTTGTAGGTGTTGGAATAGGTTTACTGCTTTCGTACTTATGGAAGTATGCAAAAAAATCATTAATCTAAATTTTTATGGCAAATAACAGCGCAAGGTTTCGACTTAAACAAGACGAAATCGAAATACTTATGCAGTATCGTGGAATAAAAACCGCAACAGACGAAGCTGGAGTTGATGACAAAGACGTTAAACACGGTTGGCTAAAAACAAAACAAGCAAGTTTATTCTTTAAAAACCCAAACTTTAAAGCTGAAGAACTAAACGAGATACAAAGAATAAAAGACGAATGTATAAAAGAAGTAAAAAAATACGCACCAAAATATACTGATACAGCAATAAAATATGATATTGATACAGACGGACATTTACTTGTAATTGATATTGCGGACTTACATATCGGAAAATTAGCAACAGCATTTGAAACAGGCGAAGAATATAATTCACAGATTGCCGTTAAACGTGCAAAAGACGGACTACAAGGCATTTTAAACAAAGCTAAAGGGTTTTATATAGACAAAGTTTTATTTGTTGCAGGAAACGACATTTTACACACCGACAATACCAAACGAACTACAACAGGTGGAACACCACAAGACACGGATGGAATGTGGTACGACAATTTTATAATGGCGAAGAACCTATATATTGAACTTTTAGAAAAGTTATTAAGTTTTGCAGACGTCGAAGTTGTTTACAATCCAAGCAATCACGATTTGACACACGGCTTTTTTTTAATGCAGTTAATAGAAGCACACTTTAGCAATTCAAGTATTCGTTTTAACGTAGATTTAAAACACCGAAAAGCATTTAGGTACGGAAGTAATTTAATAGGAACAACACACGGAGACGGAGCAAAAATAGAACACTTGCCGTTATTACTTGCAACTGAATTTCCAATACTTTGGAGCAAAACTAAACACCGATATATTTATTCGCACCATATACACCATAAAACAAGCAAAGATTTTATAGGAGTAACATTTGAAACTTTACGCAGTCCTTCAGGAAGTGATAGTTGGCACCACAAAAACGGATATACAGGCGTTCCAAAAGCGGTTGAAGGTTACATCCATCACAAAGAATTTGGACAAATTGCAAGATTAACGCATATTTTTTAGTTTGATTAAATAATTTATATTATATTTGTCATTCATAGTTGAAAAAAAGAAAACAGTTGTAAGCTCCCCAGCACGCAGCTGTTTTTTTTTGTTACAATAAACGGTTTAATTCCGATTAATTGTCCCGTTTTTTAGTGCTATTTGTGTTTATCTAAATAGACAATAGCTTTTTTTATAATGCTTGAACTATCTTTAAAAAACCCTAACCCAAGATTACAGTTGTTGCACAATAGTGCCCTAACCTTTCCTGTTTTATGGCAATGGTCAACAGCAAAATCTTTAGAATAATCATCTCTATGTATATTACATATAGCACAAGAATAGTTTTGAAAATGTAATTTAATATTATATTGTTCAGTAGTTAGATTGTAATTTCTTTTTCTTTGATATGCTTTCTGATAATTTACATCTCTATTTACATTAGCGCAAATTTTACAAGGAGAATTAAATCTATAATTCTTATTATGTTTTATATCTTTTTTTATATGAAATTTACTAACAAGCAATACTTCATTACAAGAATTACATTTTCTTGTAGCACCATTTTCTATTAACTGGTATAATTTTTCTTTTGTCATATTTTTTTTATAAAGATACAATAAATTATTTATATTGTCAAGAGAATTGTCTAGAAGTTTTTAGTGAAATAAATTGGACTTTTTATGGTTATAACCTTAATAATAGCAAAGATTTTAAGGGTTTTACCTGTATAATAATACATTATTAAGTAAAATTCACCTTAATTAAGTGTTTTACTTATTTAGAATGAATATTAATAAGGTTTTTTTTATTCAGAAAACGTAATAAACACAAGGGTTTTAAAAAATAATTAAAAATAAATTAAAAATAATTGTTAAAAAGTATTGTAGTTATTAAAATAGTATATATATTTGCATATAATTATTAACGAAACAATTAAAACTATGAAAACAGAATTTAACAAAGTAATTGATTTCTTGGAAACACAACAACAAGAAGACAAATTAAACACGAACCAACTGCATTTAATTATTCAAACCTTATGTACATTTTTAGACGATGAGCAATTGCAGGAAGTAGAAAATTTATTTAACCAATTTAAAAAATAAGACTATGAAAGACTACAGAATTGAATACCAAGACAAAGACCAGAACGAATTATTTATTGGAATTGTAACCGCAGTTGATTTAGAAGATGCAACCGATTACGCCAACAAATTAATGGCAGAAACTAAACTTAATGATTTATACACATTTGTAATAACTGAACTATGAAAAATTTAATTGATTACTTTACACCAACAACCCAAGAACACAAATCGTTTTTAAGGCACTTTTTAGGCACTCTAACGGCTTTTATTGTGTTCGGTGGTATGTTCTATTGTTTAATGTATTTAAAAGCGCTGTAAGATGGAAAATAGAAATTTAGAATTTTGGAATAAAGGGTGGGAATTAACCTACGAATTTACAGGTTGGACTTATTCAATAGCAGGAACTTGGGAATTTAACGACTATGACGAAGTTTCGGAGTTTGCATTTATAGAATTAGATGTTGAAGTTTCGGAAAAGTGGTTAACAGAAACAGATGACCATTTACAACCGCACGTTCTTGGGGTTCGTATTTTAGAAGATTTACGTTTAGAAATGCAGGAAGCAATAAACAGTGATTTGGTACATTATAACTTCTGGGAATGGAAAGCGAGTAACGATGAAAGTAATTATAATTTTTACCACGAACTATGAAAGCGGGAACTATATACGACCAATTAGATTGGTGGCAACGACAATGGCGGGGTTCATTTGACTTGGGGTTATACCTTGAGATTTGCAGAATTAAAAAAAACGAACAAATAAAATTTAAACCTATGAAACGATTTAAAGCAACATTTAAAACTTGGGCGTACGTTGGCGCACCTGTTAAGTTAGAAACACGAATAGTTGAAGCTTACGACTTTCAGCACGTTAAAAACTTAATACAAAAAAACGATGACATTATTTTAGAAATTAAACAAATAGAAAAATGATAGAACTAATAAAAGAAATAATAGAACAAGACGGACTTGCACAAAAAAACCGAAAACGTGAAATAGTACACCGAAGAATTTATTTGTTCAGAAAGCTACGCGAAGACGGACACACACTTAAAGGAATTGGAAGCCTGTTCAATATGAACCACGCAACAATTCTACACGGTTTAAAAACTTACCAAGACTTAAGCGATGTAAATGACAAGTTATTTTTACACGACATTGAATACTACAAACTTCTTTTAAGTTTAGAACGTCCAGAACTTGACTTGCGTAAAGAAATAAAAGAAGCAAAGAACTTAAAAGACTTGCGTAAAATTCAATTAAGAATAAAAAATAAATTTTATTAATTCGTGTTTATGTTAAATTAATTATTAAATTTGCGATATGGTTCGGTCTCACGTAATAGAACAAAAAAAATTATTAACCCTTGTTAATGAAGCAGAAGTGAGACCCTGCGGATTCAACAGGGGTTTTTTATTTACTAAAAATTTAAAGTATGGAAGAAATTATTTTACAATGTGTTGAAAGTAAAAATGACAAAATGATTGTTTCAATTGGAACTAACATTTGTTTTGAAGTTATTGAAAACGACACTTCAAAGACTGTTTGTATTAACACAAAAGATGCTGCTAAATTAATTCATTATTTATCAATTTATTTATTTAATGAGTTATGAGCGGTTGGATAAAATTACACAGGCAAATTATTGATTGGGAATGGTTTTCAGATACAACTACTTTTCGTGTTTTTTTACAATTGCTACTTAAGGCAAACCACAAAGAAAAAAAATATAGGGGTATGGTTTTAAAGATTGGAACTGTAATAACATCAAGGGAAATTTTATCATTTGAAACACGTTTAAGCATTCAGCAAGTTAGAACAGCTTTAGACAAATTAAAATCAACCAACGAAATAACTATCAAAACAAGTTCGCAAGGTACTATAATTGAAGTTGTTAACTACGCTAAATATCAACTTGTAACCAACGAAGTAACCATTAAAGAACCAACAAGTAACCAGCAAGTAACCACTAACAAGAATGAAAAGAAAGAAAAGAATGAAAAAGAAGTGATTTTAGATAGTTGGATTGAATACAGGAAGTCCGCAAAAAAGACTTTAACACAACAAAGCATAAAATCTATTTTAGTTAAAATGGAAAAATATACAAATGAACAATGTAAGTTTGTAATTAACAAATCAATCGAACAAGGTTGGCAGGGTTTGTTTTGGGACAACATACAAACAATACAAGAAGTTAATGAACCTAAAAAATGGAAAGCACCGTGGAGTTAAATGGATATAAAATTACAGAAGCTGGAGACGTAATTACTCAACTATTTAAATATAGAGACAATTACAATAATAAAGGCAAATATTTAGGATTTAAAAGTTTACACGAACATTATTCTATGAGTTTAGGAAATTGTACGGATTGGACAGGTTTTCCTATGAGCGGTAAAACGCAAGTATTAATGGAATGTTTAATGAATACTTCTAAATTTTATGGTTGGAAGCATTTAGTTTATTTCCCTGATGTTGGTTCTAATGTAGAAATAATTGCTGATTTAATACATAAGAAAACAGGCAAGAGTTTTAACCCTTTAGATAGGAACATGATTGAAGACAAAGAAATAACACAAGCTATTGATTGGGTTTTAGAACATTTTAAAGTATTAACTAAAAAAGATGTTAAGGCAAAACTTACACCAATTCAATTTTGGGATATGGCTGTTGAACTAAAAAAACACGATGAACTACACACAGCTTCAATTGATAGTTGGAAGGATTTAAACCACCCTTATAACGATTACGGTGGCTATGCACAATATTTAGAATATGTTTTGCCGTATAGAAACCAAATAGCAGAAGACAACGATTTACATTTGCATACAATTATACACCCTAAACTAACTGAAAAAGAAAACGGAAAAAGAAACGCTCCTGTTCCTTACGATTTAAAAGGTGGTAGCGAATGGTTTAATAGTGGTAAATGTATGATAACAGTACACAGGCAAGACCCTACATTTAATTTAGCTGAATTACACTTTAATAAAATTAAACCACGTTCAAACGGAAATATTGGAATGATTGAAATTTGGTTTGATAAAGAAAAATTGTGTTATTTTGAACAATCAAATCCAGCGCCAAATGTATATGAAAAAACTTTTGCTTGTAAACAAACAATTTAAAAAATAAAAAAATGGAACTTGACTTATTGAGTAGCAGAATAAACTTAAACCACACTTGTTTAAAATTACAAGTAAGCATTGAAGACATAAAAACGAAACATCCTAACCGAACAGACTTAATAAGTTCAATGGAGCAAAGTTTGTACGAAATAAAAAAAGCAATGGCTGTTTATCAAACTTTAGAAAAAGAATTTAGGGCGACAAGACAAATTAACTTTGACCTTCAGCGTATAAATTTAGAGCAGATGCAGGAAATACAAAATTTTAAAAGACAAATAGAGTTAAACAATATGGAACTTTGAAAACACGAACTAAAAAATGTTTTAATTGCAAAGAAGAATTTACACCGTACAGCACACTACAAAAGTTTTGTTTAAAAAACGAATGTATAAAAGCAATGGTTGAAACGCAAAAGTTAAAGGAATGGAACAAGAAGAAAAAAAAATTAGTTGAAAACTTAAAAACTGCAAACGACTATTTAAAAATTGCTCAACAGGTGTTTAATAAATTTATTCGTGTTCGTGACGCTGGACTAAATTGTATATCGTGCAACAAACCTTGTAAAAAAGAAAATGCAGGACATTATTACTCACAAGGTGGACATAGTAACGTAAGGTTTGATGAAGACAACGTACACTTGCAATGTGAAGCTTGTAACACTTATTTAAGCGGTAACTTGTTGAACTATCAAATAGGTATAGAAAAACGAATAGGAGCGCAAAGATTAATGGAACTTCAGGCGAAAGCACACGATGTAAAAAAATGGACAAAAGACGAACTAAAAGAATTAATAGAAATTTATAAAAATAAACTAAAATGTATTTTAAAATAACACAAGAACAATTAGAAAGAGCAAAACACCGAAATACGTTTGATGTATTAAAAAATTCATTAAGAAACGGAGAAGGGACTTATTTAGGTTCAGTTGGAGAAGTTGTTTTAATAGACTATTATATAAATAAAGGGGTAAAATTTGAAGACGGACAAAATTATGATTATGATTTTAAAATAAATGATTATAAAATTGATGTAAAAACACAATCATTAAAATATAAACCTAAACCAAATTTTACTTGCCATATTCCAAACTTTAATATAAAACAAGATTGCGATTTTTACGCTTTTATGTTTATTAATTTAGAAACAAACGACGCTTATTGTGAAGGAATGATTAGAAAAAAAGATTGGAAATTAATATCAAAACTAAAAAAGCAAGGTGAAATGGGTCACGTAAAACCCTTTGCAACCGACACTTGGATTTGTTTAATTAGCGATTTATCAAAAATAAATTAAAAAAATAGTTGTTTATTAAATAACTATTCTTATATTTGCATATATTATTAACTTAAATTATTTAACTATGAAACATTTATTTAAAAGTTTAGCAGCGTTCCAACAAGAAGTTCCTGTTATTCACAAAGCAACACAAGGTTACGGTTACACCTACGCAGACTTACCGAAAATCTTTGAAGTTATAAACCCACTACTAAAAAAACACGGATTAGGGTTTACACAACTAATTAACGGAACACAAATTGCAACTTGTTTATTTCACGTTGATAGTGCTGAAAGCATCGAAAGTAAAATTGATATTCCACAAGGAGTAATTTTAAAAGGAATGAACGAGTTTCAAGTATTAGGTAGTGCAATAACTTACTTAAGACGTTACGCATTAAGTTCGATGCTTGGTTTAGTTACGGACAAAGACACAGACGCTTCTGGAGAACAAGTAAAACACGAACCAAAAAAAGCTACAATAGACAACGCACGTTTTCAAAAAGCTATTGACGCAATTAGCAAAGGAGAATACACCGTAGAAGAACTAACAACAAAGTTTAGTTTAACACCTGCACAATTAAAAACGTTAGAAGTATGAAAATACGTTGTTCAGCATTGGGGCGGTTAATGACCGCTCCACGCACCAAGACCGAAACATTAAGCAAAACAGCAAAGAGTTACATCCAAGAACTTGTTTTAGAAGAAAAATTCGGCATTAAAAAAGAATTTAGTTCACGTTACACCGACAAAGGTTTACAATGCGAAGACGAAGCAATTAGTTTGGTAAACGATGTTTTAGGTTTAGGGTTTATATTTAAGAACGAAGAACATTTTAACAACGATTGGATTACAGGAACACCTGACGTAAACACGAATGAAATTTTACTTGATATTAAATGCAGTTACGAAGCACATACGTTTCCGTTCTTTGAAGACGAAATACCTACAAAGGATTACTACTATCAATTACAGGGTTATATGTGGCTAACAGGCAAGACCGAAGCACTACTTTGTTATTGTTTAGTCAATACACCTTTAGAAATAGTAGAAGACGAAATAAGACGCGAACATTGGAAACAATTTAAAATTGACGAAGACGCAGAAATTAGAGAATACGTAGAAAAGAAACATAACTTCGACCACCTTCCAGAACAAACAAAAGTAAAAGTCTTTAAAATAGAACGTGATGAAACAGTAATTTGGGAAATACAAACAAAGGTTGAAGAAGCAAGAATTTATTTTAACAGTTTAATTGAAACAATATGAAAGCAATACTTGAATTTAATTTGCCTGAAGACAAAGAAGATTTTGAATTTGCAAACAACGGAATTAATTATTATTCAGCATTGTGTGAGTTTGACAATTGGTTAAGAAGCGAGTATAAGTACAACGGCAAAGAAGAAATGTTTGAAGTAAGGAAAAAACTAAACGAATTTATTAACGAAAACAACGTGAAAATATGAAAGAAAAAACAATAGCAATTATTATTTGGATAGCAATTTATGGGTTTGCTGCCGTTGGTATTTACAATTTATTTAATTGGTTGATATGAACATACAAATACAAGACAAAAACGTTTTAAGCGTAATGGCTAAATTCAAAGAACGTTCAGAAGCTGGAATAAAGAAATACCAAACAACGTTAGAACGAACCGATTTAAGCACGTTAGAATGGCTAACACACGCACAAGAAGAAGCAATGGACTTTGTTCTTTACTTGGAGAGACTAAAACACGAATACAAACAATCTAAATAATATGAAAACAGACTTGGAAATAATGAATTTTTTTGCCGGAATTGATGAAGTAGAATTAACGGACGAGTTGATTTATGAGTTGGTAAAACAAAAAAAATGGGATAGCGTTGAAAGTTTAATTAAAATGAGAGAAATGGGTGCTACGTGGAATATAGAAACAAACAGATTAGTAATGATAATTAATTAAAAACAAATAAAAATGGAAACAAAAAATAAAAGTAAATTTAACAAAACAAAATTACTAATCGTAAGATTAACCGAAAAACAATTTAACCTTATTAATAAAATGGCTGATAAACACGAACTTACAAAAAGCGAATTTGTGCGAACTCACTTTATAAGCTTATTAAACAGTTATGAAAATGAAAGATAATTTAGAAAAATTAATAGGTAAAATTGTAAAAGCGCAATTACCATTTAAAGAAATTGTTGGAATAGTTACAAAGGTAAATATTGAAGACTTTTATTTTTATGAAAAAAGCGAACCAATTTATATAACAATAGATTTAAAGCCGTTAGAAAATTACGAATGGAACGCAGAAACTGAAGACCAAGAAGAATGGGAAAACATACCTTTAAATTGCATAACTTTAAATTAAATATAAACTAAACAAATAAAAAATGGAAACAAGAAACAACACAGGTGCAATTTTTAAGAACGACAACAAAAAAGCGGAAAACCACCCAGACTATAAAGGCAAGGTAAACGTAAACGGCAAGGATATGGAAGTAGCTTTATGGTTGAAGACTTCAGCAAAAGGAGTTAAGTTTATGTCGGCTTCATTTAGTGAACCATTTGTAAAAGGTGAGCCACAAATTAACGGAACTTTAAAACAACCAAGTTATGTTAATTTAGATGCGAATGACGATTTACCGTTTTGATATGTACATACAAGACGAGCAATTAAGAACTGAAGTAAAAAACATTTTAAGGTTAAAAACACGAAACAGCATAGTAAAAGAAATACAAGACAAAGGAAATAAATTCCACTTTTTCCAGCTTACTAATTTTTTAGAAGGCAAAGACGTTTCACTTTCAACGCTTAAAAAAATAGATTACTTCGTAAACAAATAAAATTTTTAGATTAAAAACGTAGGCGCAGACTTAATTGTTTGCGCTTTTTTTGTTCTACACAACTAATTGTTAATAAATTCGTTTTGTTATTGTTGAAAAATTAATCATACATTTGCTTAATATCTAAACAATTAAAAATTGGAATGGTTAACTAAAGTTGCGAAGCATCATAACGAATGGGTTAAAATGGTTAATCAATTTGGCGAATATTTCTTTGCCGAAGACATAGTACAAGAAACGTACATAATGTTAATGAAGTGGAGCAGCGAAGAAAAACTATTTAAAGACGGAAACATAAGCAAGGGTTATATGTGGTTAGCTTTAAAAAATACTTTCCTTCAGCACGTGAACAAAAACAACAAAATTAAATTTATACCTTTAGACGATGTTTACAATTTAGCAGAAGAAAACAACACCGAAGAAAACGAAGCTTACAACGACTTGCTGAATAATGTAGATTTAGAATGTGAAAGCTGGCATTGGTACGACAAACAATTATTTGAACTGTACAAAAACACGAATAAAAGTTTACGACAAATAAGTAGTGAAACAAACATAAGTGTAACAAGTATATTTAACACGGTTAAGACTTGTAAAAAACGAATTAAAAATAACGTAGGTGAAGACTACCAAGATTTTATAAATAAAGATTACGAACTAATAAAAAAGAAAAAATGAAAAGTAAAGGATTAGGCGATACAATCGCAAAGATTACAGAAGCAACAGGAATTGATAAACTTGTTAAATTTATTGCAGGTGAAGACTGCGGATGCGACGAACGTAAAGAAAAGTTAAATAAACTATTTCCGTATGCAAAACCGTTGTGTTTAACAGAAGACGAGTTCAACACGTTAGACGCTTATTTTAAGCAAAACACGAACACACTAACAAGCGATGAACAAACAAGTCTAATTGCAATAAATAACAGAGTACTAAACCAAAAATTAACCTTTAGCACTTGTTCAAGTTGTCTTCGTGATTTAGTAAGTAAGTTAAGAGTAATTTACAACGAGTACAGTCCAGAACAAATAGAAGAAGTAACAACAGAAGAAAATGCGGTTGACTGAAGCAATAGAATACTTAAATAAAAAAGGAGCAAACAAAGAATGGATAGTAACCAATATTAAACATTTAGAAATTACACAACCTTTAAGAAATTTAAGAAGGAAAACGCAGAATGAAATTAACAAAGTAATAAGAGAAAAATAAGAAGAAATGGCTAACGATGAAAATTTAAAACCTGCAACAAAAGGCGAAGTAAGAAATCCAAACGGAAGACCAAAAGGAAGTAAGAACCGAGCTACAGTTGCAAGGCAATATCTTGACTTAATAACCAAACAAAAAAACGGACTCACAGGCGAAGTTGAAGAATTAAGCCAAGAAGAAGTAATTACTTTAGCGATGTTAACCAAAGCAAGTAAAGGCGATGTTAATGCTTACAAAGCGGTTATGGATAGCGCATTTGGACAACCTAAACAAACAACCGATACTAACTTAAGTGTTTCAGACTTTGATGTAAAAGACCTATTCCGAATTGATAGTTATAAACCAGAAGTTTAATTATTTAGGAAGTCCTTCACGTTACTTTATTGTAACCGGTGGTCGTGGTTCGTCCAAGTCTTACAGCGTTACAACGTTCTTACTTTTACTTACAAAGGAAAGCGGACACGTTGTTTTGTTTACACGTTACACTTTAGTTTCAGCATCCATTTCAATCATTCCAGAATTTATAGAAAAGATTGAGTTGATGCAAATGCAAGACCAATTTGTCGTAACAAAAGACGAAATAATAAACTTACAAACAGGAAGCAAAATAATATTTAAAGGAATAAAGACAAGTTCTGGAACACAAACGGCAAACTTAAAATCTTTACAAGGTGTTACTACTTGGGTACTTGACGAAGCCGAAGAACTTACAGACGAAGACACTTTCGATAAAATAGATTTATCCATAAGGCACAAGACAAAACAAAACCGTGTTATTCTTATTCTTAATCCAACAACAAAAGAACATTTCATATACGACAAGTTCTTTGAAAGTAAAGGAATAGAACAAGGCACAACAGTAATAAAAAACGATACCACTTACATACACACAACGTACTTGGATAACATCGAAAACCTATCCGAGTCTTTTTTAAAACAAGTTGAATACATAAAAGAACGAAGACCTGAAAAGTACAAACACACAATACTTGGTGGTTGGTTAGACAAAGCTGAAGGAGTTATATTTACCAATTGGAAGATAGGAGAATTTAAAGAAGTTGGAGTAAGTGTATACGGACAAGACTACGGATTTAGTGCAGACCCTACAACGTTAGTCAAGACAAACATAGACAAAGCAAACAAAATCATTTACGTTAAGTTACTGTACTATAAACAGGCGCTAACCACAAGCCAAATAGCAAGGTTAAATTCAGACTTTGCAAGTAAAGATTTAATAGTAGGTGACAATTCAGAACCAAGATTAATAAGCGAATTGAATGCTTTAGGTAATAATGTAGTTCCGACAATTAAAGGAGCAGACTCTGTAATTTACGGAATAAGTTTACTACAGGATTACGACCTTGTAATTACAGAAGACAGTATAGATTTAATCAAAGAACTAAACAACTATTGTTGGTTGGAAAAAAAGTCAAAAACACCACAAGATGCGCATAATCACGCCATTGATGCATTGCGTTACGCAGTAGCATATCAATTAGACAATCCAACAAAAGGTTTATATTTTATACGATGAACGATTTAGAAGTAATGATGCAGGCGGTACAAATATACATTTACCAAAAAAAAGGTGTAAAGGTTCGTATTTATTTACGAGACATTAGAGATATTAATATGTTAAAACACGCTTACGATTACATACAAAAAAACGAACACAACAAAAACACGAATAATTAATTATTAAGATATGAAGTTAGAAATAAACGTACCAACAACTTTAAGTGAAATAACATTAAAAAGCTACCAAGAATTTTTAAAGGTTCAGCAAGGAAGCAACGACGAAGAATTTATTGCACAAAAAATGGTTCAAATATTTTGCGGTATAGAATTGAAGGATATTGTAAAAATGAAGCTAACAAGTTTAAACGAATTAATAACACACTTCACAAAGTTGTTTAGCGAAAAACCAAAGTTTCAACCAACGTTTAAAATAGGCACACAAGAATTTGGATTTATTACAAACCTTGAAGAAATAAGTTTTGGCGAATACGTAGACTTGGAAAACAATTTGTTAAAGTGGGAAGACTACCATAAAGCAATGGCTGTAATGTACCGACCTATTAAAATGAAGTTCAAAGATAAATATGAGATAGTTGATTATACACCAATGGAAGAAATGCACGAGTTAATGAAGTTTACGCCTGTTGACATAGCGATTAGTTCAAGTGTTTTTTTTTGGAATTTAGGAAGCGAATTATTGACAGCTACGCTTACTTATTTGGAACGGCAGATAAAGACGAACAAGAAGACGGAAACGAGTTTAGCGAAGAAGCTCAATTTGGAAAACAATGGGGTTGGTATCAATCAATTTATGCACTCGCTCAAGGAGACGTTACAAGATTTGACACAGTCACCGGATATAGACTTACTCAATGTCTCACCTATCTTACCTTCGAAAAGCAAAAGCAAGAAATTGAACAACGCCAATTAAATAAACTAAAAAGATGACAGGATATTACGAATTATTAGACAAATTAAAAACACACTTTGACGCAGACGTTATTGTTAACACGGTAACACAAGGCGACATATTTAAAGTTGATTTAAGCAAACAAACAATATTTCCTTTATTACATATAATGGTTAATAACTGCACGTTAGACGAACGCACAACAACTTGGAATATTAGTTTAATAGCTATGGATGTTGTAGACTTGTCAAAGAACGCAACTACTGATATATTTTTAGGTAACGACAACGAAATTGACGTACTCAATACACAACACGCAGTATTAAATAGGGCGTATGAAATAATAAAACACGGAAGTTTAGCATACGATTTATTTATGGTTGAAGGAACTGCAAATTTAGAACCATTTACAGAACGCTTTGAAAATTATATGGCAGGTTGGACAATGACTTTTGACGTAGTAACACCGAACGAAATGACTATTTGTTAAGATGAAACAAAGCGAAGTACAAAAAGAACTTGAAAGGTTTCGTGATTACGTTATTAAAGAAGCACGTTCAAATTTAACACGAAGTCAAAAGAACGTTTCTAAAGGACTTTACGAAAGTTTAAAAGGAAATGTTAAGGCAATGCCTAATTCGTTGAGTATAGAGTTTGAAATGAACCAATACGGGCAATTTCAAGACAAAGGAGTTAAGGGCGCAAAACCAAGTTTAGTAAAAAACGGAAAACAAAAAGCTCCGAATAGTCCGTTTAGTTTTAAAAGTAAAATGCCACCTGTTGAACCTTTGAGTAAATGGGCGCAAAAAAAGAATATAAGATTTAGAAATGCAGACGGAACATTTGCAAAAGGTGGTTATAAGACTTTGGGTTTTTGGTTACAGAAAAGAATATTTGCACAGGGAATAAAACCGAGTTTATTTTTTACCAAACCATTTGAAGTTGCATTTAAAAGATTGCCGGATGAACTTATTGAAAAGTTTGGGTTGGATGCAATGAATTTATTTAAACAAACACAATTTAAAAACGAAAAGAAATAATGGCTAATATATTTGCACGTTCACCGTATTTAATTAGGATTGCAGAAACAGGGCAAAACGGTTCTAAATTAGAATTGTTTTTAGCAAATGGTTCTTTTTTAGGAAGTCCACAATACACGTTGAGTAAATTAATACCAGCGTCAAACAACGTTGAAACACTTTACGACATATCACCATACATTCGTGAATACATAAGATTTACAAGTTGTTCAGCAGGTGGAAACGCTGCAGCAACAAACCCAACAAATGAACGAGTAAACGTAAGGGTTAAACGTTATAAGTTAGTAGGTTTGACTTATACTCTTTTAAATACAATTGATTACATAGCATTTGACGGTTATTCATATTACGAACAAGGATTTAACTTTGACAATTTAGATTACGGACTTGACGCAGGAAATTATTACTACAACCCAACTTCAGACGCAGGAAAAATACGAGTAACAACAGGAGCGAGTTTTACAGCACGTTACACAAGTTTTGCAACAACACCTGTAATTACAAGTTTAGCAGTAGCAAGTTCGACATTTGACATACCACGAGTTCGAACTGCAAACGTAGCAGTAGGAAACAAAGTTGAGATTTTAAACGGAGCTTCAGCAGTACAAGCAACTTGGTATTTTTACCCACAAGAAGAATGTAAATATACACCTGTTATAATTGACTTTGTAAACAAGTATGGAGCTTGGCAAAGAGAATTTTTCTTTAAGGCAAGTAACGACAATTTTAGCGTTGAAAACACGGAGTACAATTTAATGCAAACAAATAGTTTTAGTTACAACGTAAAGGAAGGACAAAGAAAAGTATTTAACGCTAACGGCAAAAAAAGTGTTAAGGTAAATACAGGTTGGGTTTACGAAACTTGGAAGGAAGTTTTAAAACAAATAATGTTAAGCGAACGAATTTTAATTGACGATAAACCTGCAAAGATTAATACTAAAAGCACGGAGTTGTTTAAGCATATAAACACGAAACAAATAAATTACAGTTTAGAATTTGAGTTTGCATTTGATGTTATTAATTCAGTTATTTAATGAAAAGGCAAGTAGCAATATTTATAGAAACGGCTTTAGCACAAACCGAGTTAGAATTTTCACGTTTAGAATTATTTAACGATGAAAAGATTTCCGTAAGTTCAACCATTCAAAACATATCGGATATATCAAAAATATTTACGGACTATTCACAAGGTTTTACAATTCCGTGTTCACCGACTAACAACGCAATATTTCAGCACTTTTACCAAAACGATGTTGATGCAACTATTGACTATCAAAAACGATACAACGCATATATAGAAGTTGATACAGTTTTATTTAGACGTGGTAAAATTCAGCTCGAAAAGACGAACCTAAAAAACGGAAGTGCAGATAGTTATTCAGTAACATTTTACGGAGCAGGTGTAAGTTTAAAAGACTATTTTAACGAAGACAAGTTAAGCCAATTAGACCACACAAGTTTAGACCACGACTATACAAACCAAGAAGTTTACGACCGTGTTACAATAGACAGTTCAACAACCGATTATGATGTTCGTTATCCATTAATAAGTTCAAAAAGAATTTGGCAATTTGATGGAAGTGTTCCTTTACCACAAGACAATTGCCCTGAATGGTTTGAATATCCAACAAATAATTCGGATAACATAGGCGACAATGCCGGTGAAATAGAATATAATGAATTGTTTCCTGCGGTTCGTGTAGCAAGTATTTTTGATTTAATTGAAGCGGAATACGGAATAACTTTTAATGGACTTTTTCTGACTTCAGATATGTTTAGAAAAGCATTTTTATATTATAAGAATAAAGAAAAGTTTAATTTTATTACACAACCGGCAAACGTTACTTTTACTGTAACAGGTTCATCAATAGTTGAAACTTTTCCAAGTTCAACACCTGCTGCAACAACACCTGTTCCAAGTCCTTATACTTCATTTAATTTAACTAACAATACATTTAACACAATTTATGTAACACCACAACTTGGGGGAACAAGTCCACAAACTTACGGTACAGTTTCACACGAATTACAAATAACTTATACAGGTTCTTTACCTTTATTGTCAAATTGTTGGTTAGACGTATATAAAAATAATGTGTATGTTCAAACGTTTACTTTAATATCTAATCTTGGTGGGGTTTTTACTTTGCCTAATTTAGAACAAACACCAAACAACGATGTATTTTATACTTTTAAACTTCGTGGTGCATTAGCGCAAACACTTACTTTTGAATTTGTTTATACTTTACAATATAATTATTGGGCGTTGCTAGGTGGAACTTATCAATGGCTTACTTATAAAGCAGTAACTTCATTTAATACTAATAACGTTACATTAACTTCTTTTACTGATTTACAAGGACTTGCTCCAGATATGAAAATATCGGATTTTATAACAGGAATATGCAACGAGTTTAATATGACTGTTTATTCTAAAACAAAAAACGTATTTACATTTGAACCAATTCAAGATTGGTATAAAAAAGGCGCAGTAATAGACATAACAAAATTTACTGATGTAACAAGCATTGAAATTGAAAGGTTAAAACTTTATAAATTAATAGAGTTTAAATACCAAGATAGCGAAAGTTTTATGAATAAATATTTCCTTGAAAATCCTGCTAATTTAACAGCTCACGGTTACGGAAACGCAAAAGAAAATTATCCATTTGATGGTGGAGAATACAAAATACAAAGTCCATTTGAGAATTTATTACATAATAATTTTGGAAACAATTTGCAAGTTGGTTATTGTTTAAATAAAGAATTTGCGCCTTATATTCCTAAACCTGTTTTATTGTATATGAACACGCTAACAACTTTAACAGCAGGAAACAAAATACATTGGAACGGACTTCCAAACATAGCGGAATACGTTCCATTTGGACAAGATAGCGAAATTTTAATACAAGGTGGAATTTTTCCTTTGACGTTAAATTTTGGTGTAGAAATTTCAAGTTTTTATAATGTAGAAAATCTGAATACACTTTACGCTTTATATTATCAAAGTTATTTAACTAATTTATACAACCCAAAAAATAGACTTGTAAAAGTTAAAACTGTACTTCCTGTTTCTTTACTTACACAACTTCAGTTAAACGACCGTCTTCTAATTAGAGACAAACGCTATTTAATAAATGAAATGCAAAGCGACTTGACAACAGGTGATGTAGATTTTACTTTGATTAGTGATTTTGCAGAAGTTAACCCAATAGTTTATGGAGTAAGTACACCAAGCGGTTCTGTGCATAGTATGGCAATTTTATTTACAAATGGAGCTAAAGAAGTAAGGATTTCAAAAAGCGCAAACGCAAGTAACGTTACTTTGTCAAGTGTACTTTTTACAGCAGAAGGTTATTTAAAAGTAACAGTTCCTGCAAATGCAGCAAGAATAATTACTTTAAGTTTAGATACAGAATATATCAACGGAAACACGGACACAAATTATATAATAATAAACCAAGTATGATAAACAAAATAATAGAAATGCTTTTGTTAAGTGATTTTTACGGTGAAAGTGAAAACATCGACATAGCAAAGGGTAAATATAAATTTACTACTTCCATAAAAGAACAATGGAAACAAGCACAACGCAAAAGGTTAATAGAAAAAAAACTAAAGAATAATGGCTGAAAAAAAAGTAATTGAGTTAGAAGTAAGTTCTAATTTAGGCAATTTAAAACAACAACTTAAACAAGCACAAGTTGAAGTTCAAAACTTGTCAGAAAAATTTGGCGCAACTTCAGCAGCAGCAGTTGAAGCGGCAAAGAAAGCGGCTATTCTTAAAGACAAGATAGGCGATGCAAAAGCGTTGACCGATGCGTTTAACCCAGACGCAAAGTTTAAAGCGTTAAGCAGTTCTTTAACAGGTGTTGCAGGTGGTTTTTCAGTTGTTACGGGTGCGTTAGGAGCGTTCGGAAAACAAAACGAAGACGTAGAAAAAGCGTTGTTAAAAGTTCAAAGCGCAATGGCAATAGCTTCAGGCGCACAAGCAATTGGAGAAAGCATTGATAGTTTTAAACAACTTGGAGCGGTATTAAAAGCAAATACTATTGTTCAAAGAATAATGACGGCGGCTCAATATGCTTATAATTTAGCAATGTCATTAAACCCTATTGGAGCAATTATAGCGGCAACTATTGCTTTAATAGCGGCTGGTTACGGTTTAATAAAAATGTTTCAAGCAAGTACAGAAGCAACAGCAAAAAACGAATCAGCAGTTAAAAAAAATGATGCAGCTTTAAAGCAACAAATAAAATCAAGTGAACGTGCAAGTGAAGCGTTAAAAACAAAGAACGGACACGAATACGAAATGGCTAAAGCTTCCGGTGCAAGTACAAAAGCATTAAGGGCGTTGGCACTAAAACACGCAGAAGAAGAAGTTGCACTTAACAAAGCAAGTTTAGCAACGGCAAAAAATACATACGAGAAAAACAAGAATACTTTAGCAAATTTAATTAATTCAGATGCAAGTGATGAGTTAATCGAAAAGCAAAGAGAAATAACAATTGAATCACGAAAAGCTTCAGCAGAAGAACGCAAAGATTTAGAAGAATCCGAAAAAAATAAAACGGCTATTATAAGAAAAAATGCTGTTGAAGTTCAACAGGAAATCACGGACAAAAACACGAAGTTAAAAGAATCAAACAAAACGCATAACGATGCAATTAAACAACAAAACGAAGAAGCGGCTAAAGTTGAATTAGAACGTATAAAAACATTAAACGAAAATATTGCAAGTTTAAACGAAGAAATACGAGTTAGTAATTTAACAGACCAAGAAAAAGAAGTTGATGCAATAAATAAAAAATACACCAAATTAATTGAAGAAGGCAAAAAAGCAAAGATTGATGTTTCAAAATTAGAAGAAGAAAAGCGTTTAGGTTTAGCAGCAATAACTAAAAAATATGACAATGAAGATTCAAGTATAAGGTTAACAAATTCTCAAAGTGTTATTTCTAATATTGTAAGTGAAGGAACTAAAAGACTACAAGCAGAAAAAGCAATTGGAGATAAGTCAAGGGAACAATTAAAAACAAGTTTAGCAGAACAAACAGCATTAAGGGAAAGAAACCTAAAGTTTATAATTGAGTCAATGAAGCAAATTTTAAGTATAACGCAAGATTTGGCGACAATGAGTGAAAATAAATACAAGGAAATTAACGACAAAGTTTTAGCAAACGAAAACCTAACAACTGCACAAAAGGAAAAAGCAATAATTAAAAACAATGCAAATGCAAAAAAAGCATTTGAATTAAATAAAAAGTTTCAAATTGCAAGTACGTTAATTTCAACTTTTGCAGCAGCACGAGACGCTTACAAATCGCAGTTTTTACCACCTGATATTTCAAGTCCTATTCGTGGTGGAATAGCAGCAGGAATAGCAACAGCAGGTGGTTTAGTTGCTGTTAAAAAAATTATGTCAACACAATTTCAAGGAACAGCAGTTCCAAGCGGTGGCGATGGTGGTGGTGGCGGTGCAACAGTACCAACAATGAGCGCACCACAATTTAACGTAGTTGGACAAAGTGGAGTTAATCAACTTGCAAGTCTTAACCAACAACCAATACAAGCTTATGTTGTTTCAGGACAAGTAACATCACAACAGGCGTTAGATAGAAACAGGTTAGCAAACGCAACTTTAGGCGGTTAGAAAATACAACAAACAAACAATAATTTAATTAAATAGATATGCGAATAGTTGAATTAATAATTGACGAAAAAGACGAGACAAGCGGAATTGACGCAGTTTCAGTTGTGTCAAGTCCTGCAATAGAAAGCGACTTTATAGCACTAAAAAAACACGAAATAGAGTTAAAAGAAGTTGATGCTGAAAAGCGTATTTTAATGGGTGCAGCTTTAATACCTAATAAACAAATTTATCGCAAGAACGACAAGAACGAAGAATACTATATTTACTTTTCTGAAGAAACGGTACGCAAAGCAAGTGAATTATTCTTTATGAATAGCAACCAGAACAACGCAACTTTAGAACATAAACAAAAGTTAGACGGAATGAGTGTTGTAGAAAGTTGGATTACAGAAGGAAAAAACGACAAAAGCACGAACTACGGATTTAATTTTCCAAAAGGTACTTGGGTTATTTCTATGAAAGTAAACAACGATGAAATTTGGAACAAAGTTAAGTTAGGCGAAGTAAAAGGGTTTAGTATTGAAGGTTATTTTGCGGACAAATACGAAATGAGTTTAGTAAATGACGAGCAAATTTTAATGGACAAAATCAAAGAAATTATTTTAAATGGCGAAGCAAACTAACGTTAAAATTCATCTTAAAAAACCGAAAGTTAAACGTGCAGGAGTACACGCAAAAACACGAAATAGCAAATTAAAGTCAAGTAAAAATTATACTAAAACTTATACAAGACAAGGACGATAAGTTTGAAAATACAACAAAAAATAAACAATTAAATTATACATATATGAACACACTACAAAACGTTTACGACAAATTAGCTGACAAAACGGAGTTGGCAAGTCAAAAAGTAGATTTGGCTCAAGCAACTGATGTAATAAAAATATTTACCATTCAAGCAAATGATGTTGTTAAAAAATTTGATGCTGAATACAAACAAGCATTAATGAAAGTGCAAGATATTGTAGTTAGACATAATGACGAAATAGGTGGAATAGCAAATAATTTTGATAAGCAAGTAGTTATATATCAACAAAAAGTTAAAGAACTTGGAATTGACTATAATTCAACACCATTTGCAAAAATTGCAGAAGCACAAAGAAAAGCAATTGTAAGTAATGCGCCTTATTTTAAATCAATTTTAAATAAAGTAAAATCACTATAAACAAACAAAACACGAAATATGAAAACAAGCGTAATTAATCAAATCAAAACACTTTTAGGAATGGAAGTAAAATTGGAAACAATGAAATTAATGGACGGAATAACAATTTTTGAAGCGGATGCTTTTGAAACTGACAAAGAAGTTTTTATTGTAACTGAAGACGAACAAAAAATTCCTGTTCCAATTGGTGAATATGAATTAGAAGACGGACGTATTTTAGTTGTAGAAGTTGAAGGAATTATTTTAGAAATAAAAGAAGTTGCAACTGAAGAAGAAGTTGTTGAAGAAGCTCCAGCAGTAGAAGAAGAAGTTGAAGCACAAGCAACACCAACAGCAAAGAAAACAATTGAAAGCGTAGTTAAAGAAACATTCTTTGCAGAAATAGAACAATTAAAAACAGAAAATATAGAGTTAAAAGCACAATTAGAAAAGTTGTCTAAAGTTGACGAAGTTACAAACGAAGTAACCGAACTTTCAGACGTAAAGCCAATTGCGTTTAACCCTGAAAACAAGAACGAAGTTGAACACTTCCAATATGGTTCAAAGAGACCACGCACAACAATGGACTCAATTTTAGAAAAAATAAGTAATTTAAAATAAGTATTAACAATTTAAAAAAATTAAAAAATGGCATTAGTAACAACAGGTACAACTTACGCAGGAGAATTTGCCGGTAAGTATATCGCAGCAGCTTTATTAAGCGCACCAACATTAGAGCAAGGTGGAGTAACAATCCTTCCAAACGTTGCTTACAAACAAGTAATTCAAAAAGTAGCAACAGGTTCAATCGTAGTAGATGCTTCTTGTGCATTTACAAACACAGGAGACGTAACACTTACTGAAAGCGTTTTGACTACAAAAGAACTTCAAGTAAACCTTGAGCTTTGTAAAAAAGATTTATTCCAAACTTGGCAAACAGCAGAAATGGGTTACAGTGGTTTTAGAACTTTACCTAAAACGTTTTCGGATTTCTTAATTGCACACGTTGCTGAAAAAGTAGCAGCTGCAACAGAAACTGCAATATGGAGCGGAACAGCAACAAGTGGTTCTTATTTAGGACTTAAAGCGAAGTTAATCGCAGGTTCAGCACCAGCAGTAGGTACACCTTTAACAGGTGCGGCTTTAACAGCAGCAAACGTTATTTCTGAAATGGGTAGAGTTGTAGATTTAATTCCTGCAACACTTTACGGAAACGAAGGATTAAGATTGTATGTTTCTCAAAAAATTGCTAAATTGTACGTTCGTGCATTGGGTGGTTTTGGTGCTTCAGGTTTAGGAGCTAACGGAACAAACGCACAAGGTACACAATGGTACACAAACGGTTCACTTTCATTTGATGGTATTCCAATTTTTATGGCTAACGGACTTGGAGCAGACAATATGATTGCAACAACTGTAGACAACCTTTATTTTGGATGTGGTTTGTTAAACGACCAAAACGAAGTTAAAGTTATTGATATGGCAGACATTGACGGTTCACAAAATGTACGTGTAGTTTTACGTTACAATGCAGGAGTTGAAATTGGTTTTGCTTCAGACGCAGTAACTTACGGAGCGTAATATTAAATAAAAAGCGGGATGTAAAAATTCCGCTTTATTTTATTCACATTTAAAAACAAAAAACGAGATGGCTTGTCTTTTAACAAAATCAAGGGCTGAAGTTTGCAAAGAGTTTGTAGGCGGTATAAAAAGTATTTACTTTATAAACTATAACAATGATGCTAATTTAGTTCCAACTTATAGCGTAACTGCTGGAGCAGAAGATAGTATTGCTACTATTACAGGGGTAACATCACTTTATAAATACGATTTAAAAGGTGCAAATTCTTTTGAGCAAACAATAACAAGTTCAAGAGAAAACGGAACTACATTTGTAGAACAAACTTTAACTTTTACAATTAAAGGTTTAGACGCTATTGCTACAAAACAAATGAAATTACTTGCTTGGGGACGTCCACAAGTTGTAATTAGAACCAATGCTAATAATTTCTTTATAGCAGGTTTATTTAATGGAATGGATGTAACAACAGGGACTATTTCTAACGGTACTGCAATGGGTGATTTAAACGGATATACAATGACACTTGTAGGACAAGAGAATATTCCTGCAAATCACTTAAACGTTGCTCAAACATTAAGTAATCCATCTACAGACGCTCAATTATTAGCAGTCTTTACAGGAGCAACAATAGTCGCTTACTAAAATTAAAAAAATTATTTTTAAAGCCGTTCTTCATAGTTCGGCTTTTTTTTTGTCTTAAAAAAAGAACAAAAACACGAATATTTAATTATAACTATATGATAGTATTAACGCCTTCAGGAAGTCCACAGACGTTTAGTTTTATTCCAAGAGACAATACGTTTAATGTTATGGAACTAACAGACGAACAAACAAACGTAACAACGCCTGTAGCGATTACTTCAAGAACTGTTGGAGACTACATTTATACAATTACAGCAACCTTTGGTTTAGTAGAAGGACATTTTTACAATTTAGTTTTAAGAGTAGGTACAACCATTATAT